CAACCCGGATTACATTTTCCCGACCAGTTACACCGGATTTGCCGGCAATGCCCTGTCGGCTCCGGATTCCGCTCACATCCTCTATGCCGGATCTGCCGGAACCAAGATCGGCATGGCAAATACCGACAAGATGGAGCTGTCCTACATCGATCAGGCCGTCGCGCTGGCGTCGATGATGGGTGGCGGGACCCAGGGCGTGCCCAAGATTCAGCCGATCCTCATCAATGGCGAAAAGCATTTCGTCTGCCTGATCAATCCCTGGCAGGTTTACGACCTCAGAACCGCGTCCGGTTCCGAATGGTTGGATATCCAGAAGGCCGCGGCAACAGCTGAAGGGCGCAAAAATCCGATCTTTCAGGGCGGTCTCGGGATGTACAACAACGTCGTCCTCCATGAGCACCAGGCCGTGATCCGGTTCAGCGATTACGGCAGTGGGCAGAACGTCGAGGCAGCCCGGGCCATTTTCATGGGTGTACAGGCTGCGGTTCTCGCGTTCGGCACCTCCGGCACCGGTCTCAGGTTCGGTTGGCACGAAGAGGAGCGAGATAACGGCAACCAGGTCGTGATCAGTACCCATTCCATTCTAGGGGTAAGCAAGGTCACCTTTAACTCCCTGGATTTCGGCGTCATGGCAATCGACACGGCGGCGGCTCAGCCCTAACCAATAGCGCTTCAGGAAACGCGGGGTTCGGGAAATGAACCCCGTCACCCCCTTAACCTCTTCCCTATAAGGAGAAAAGATCATGGCTATGCTTGAATCTGAAAATATCGTGGGAAAACGTCCTGCGGTTTATCCCGCTGAGGCAGGTAAAGTTTTTGTGAGCGATGGCACTTATGAGATCGCTGCTGTGGATAATGTTGATGAGGCGGTTGTCGCCCTTTGCATCCTGCCTCCTGGGTGCATCCCTTTGGATTTCACGGTGATCGTGGATGACCTGGACAGTGGCGGCTCTCCGGCCATTGTGATTGATGGCGGTGGTATTGCCTCCACGGAGGACTCGGTCGATCAGGTCATGATCTCCGGGTCTACCATCGGCCAGGGCGGGGGGTCGGCCAGGGCGACGCTGTTCCCGATTGTGGCCCCGCTTACGGCTGAGAAGCTCTTCGGCATCCACATCACCACGGGCGCCGCGACGGCGGCAGCGGGAACGATCCGGGGCATCCTGAGCTATCGGGCTGAGGAATACGGCGGCTAACTTTAAAGGCCGGGCGGGAGCGTGCTTCCTCCTGAAGTCGTTCCCGCTTTGGCCGCAATCCATGAGGAAGGAACCAAAATGCTGATTCAGCTTTTGATCGAACGGGAAGGCTGCACGCACATCACCCGGCTGGAGAACATCCGGTACAAATTCCAGCGCAACGAACAGGGAGACATGGTCTGCGAGGTCACCAACCGGGAGCATATCCGCTGGATGCTGATGAGTTCGAGCTATCAGGAATATGTTCCCCCTGAAGCGGTCAAGGAAGGCCACGATCAGGATGGCGCCACAGATTTGTCTGCGGCTGAATCGCCGGAACTGCGTACCCCCATGATGGAGTTGGTCGGCCAAGACGCTTATGCGCCTCATAACGGTCAATCCGATGAGGCGGACATGAATAAAAAAGCAGCCAGGAACAGCAGAAGAAAAGCCGCGTAACGTAGCGCACTGATCCGGAGGGCCAAGATATGAATCTCAAGGAGCAGTTGAAACTTCACGAAGGCTATAAGCTGAAACCCTACACGTGTCCAGCGGGCTTCCGGACGATCGGCGTTGGCCACAATTACGACGCCAACCCATTGCCGGAGGCGATTGCTCAACACCTCGATGCCTGCGGCAGCATCACCGGCGAGATGGCCGACCAGCTTCTTGAGCAGGACATTGCCGCAGCCAGGCGCAATTGCGAAAAGCTTTACCCGAGGTTCAAGGAATTCTCGGAAGTGCGGCAGAGTGCCCTCATCGATATGATGTTCAACATGGGATACCGAACGATGCGGTCCTTCAAGACCACAAACCTCTTGATCAATTCGAATAATTGGAGGGGGGCCGCCGACAACCTCGTTAAAACCAAGTGGTACAGACAGGTCAAGGGCCGGGCAAAGACTGTCTGCGCGATGCTGAGGGAGGGATAGGGAATGGGCATGGACATTACGGGACTTGGAAGTTTGTTCGATCTGACCGGAAAGGTCTTGGACAAAATCTTCCCTGATAAGGATGCAGCGGATAAGGCCAGGCTGGAAATGCTCAAGCTCCAACAGCAGGGGGAATTCAAGCAGCTGGACCAGGACTTCCAGCTTGCCCTGGAGCAGGTCAAGACGAATGCGATCGAAGCATCAAGCGGTTCCGTGTTTGTCAGCGGCGGACGCCCCGCCGCCATGTGGGTCTGTGTCGCGGGGATGACGTATTCATTTATCCTGCAGCCGATATTCGGGTGGATTTCCGGTTTGTGCCATGCGCCCGCCCCTCCGCCGATTGATTCAAGCCTGCTTATCCAGCTTCTTATTGGGATGCTTGGAATGGCGGGTTGGCGGTCGCTGGATAAATCAAAGGGAGTGGCGAGCAAATAGGCTGATCGCTGGTCAGAGATAGAAAAAATCCGCTCAAGAGGAAAACGGCATGAATGTCGAGGAAGTAATCACCGAAGCCAGAAACATCACCCGGGATGAATCCTTCGACGATCTCTGGATGGTGGAAAGAATCAACATGGGCCTCCAGGAGATTGCAGCGGTCATGATGATCCCCGGACTGTCGGCCAGCGGCACGGTGACGGCGCTCACGACCGGGAACAGCGTATCCATGCCGGTTGATTTCCTCCACGGCCTCTATCTCGCCACGACGGAGACCTATCCTGAAGGCCTGAAGCTGAGCCCGAACCGCAAGGACCTGATCACCAGGACCAACCAGGAAGAAACAGGCAATGTCCGCCAGGTGGCCGAGGAGGCAAAAACCCTTTATTACAACCCGATCCCTTCAGAGGCGGATGAGGCGATCACCCTCTACTACTACACGAATCCGGATGAAGTCACCCTGGGCGGCGACCTGCCTTCCTGGATTCCTGCGCACCTCCAGAAATCTCTCGCCCTCAATTATCTGGCCAAGGAAATCTTCAACCTGATCGAAGAGGGGATCGACGGGCAGCTGCCGAATGCGGCCAAGTATTTTCAGCTTTACGGACAGGCATTGATGCTTCTCGGGGCCTTCTATCCCCGGGCAGCGAAACCCTATTATCCGGTAACAAGCAAGCCGGTTTGGTACTAAGCCCATGGCGAAACCGCTGAAGCCGATCACCGCCGCCCGGTTCGCCGGGATGAACAACGTCAAGGCCTCGGAGGGGTTCTTCCTCGATGCCGAGAGCGGCCTTGTCGAGCCCCGGATCATCCTGAATGCGGATGTCGATCTGGAAGGTCGGCTGATCAAAAGGGCAGGGCGGGAGCTTCGGATCAACCTCCCGGGCGCTCATAGCCTCTGGGCCTGTGCGTCCTCGATGATGTGCGTCGCCCAGGGGCGTCTGTACCGGATTCATCAAGGTATGGCCGTGGATGTCGGCGGTGTGGATGGACCGGTTGCCCCGGTGAGCTACCTCGAAGTGGAAGGGAAGATTTACGCCTCGAATCCCTACTGGAAGGGGATTTTCAATCTCGCGGATAATACCCTGTCCACCTGGGGCGTGACGCCTCCCCCTGGGCCGATGATGCTGTCGACGGCTGGCGGGCTCCCTGTCGGGACATACGCGGTCTGTTACACGAACCACGAAGGCGGGGAGATGTCCGGCAATGGCCCGATCTCCATGATCACCTTGGCAGATATCGGCGGAATTCAGCTCCTGAATCATCCGGCCGGTGCGGTGGTCTGGATGACGGATGCAAACGAGAGCGTGTTCTTTCGAGCCGGGGCCGTCGATATCATCACCGATCTGCCCACCGTTGAACCCTTGCCCTCGTTCCTCTGCTGCCCTCCACCTTTCCTGGAAAACCTCACCTATGCCTATGGCCGGATATGGGGATCGAGCGGATCGACGGTCTATTACAGCGAGCCTTTCCGCTTCGGCTGGTTCAAACTCACCTCGAACCGGTTCGACTTCGAGGATGACGTCATCCTGATCGCCCAGGTCTCCACGGGGATGTTCATCGGCCTCAAGCGCAACACCTTCTTCCTGGCCGGAACGGAGCCTTCCAAGATGGCGCAGATGGAGATCGGCGCCGGAGCGGTCAAGGGATCGTTGGCCTACTGCAACAACATGCCGTACCTGGCCGACATCATGGGCACGGACCAGAAGGTCATCAGCAATGTTCCCGTTTGGCTTTCGGAAGATGGGTTTGTCGCCGGCAACACGGCGGGGCGTCTTTTCAATCTCACCAAGAACAAACTGAGGATGGGCACGCCGGACCAGGGGGCGTCCCTCTATCGGGATCTCAATGGAGTGATTCAGATCCTGACGAGTTTCAAACAGAGCGGAGTCGGGCCTTCGGACGCCGAGACGGTGGCGTCGCTGCAGGCGGGAAAGGTGGTCCAATCGGAATCGACATTGAGAACCCAGGGCAGCCATGCCGGGTTTTCCGATTCCGTGATGGTCTGCTGGAACAAGGGCGTGGAGAGCGACGGGGCATTTGCCGACAGCGTGGCGGTGGTTCAGACACGCGGCGGAACGGAGATTTAAGAATTACTGACAATCAGGGTTCATCCAAGGTCTGATCAACCGAGGATGACGCAAGAGTAATCAAGGCGGTCAGTGTGGGACCACACCCTACACGACCGCCTTTTTTATTGCCCTGAATCCAAGAAGAAAAGGAGAGGGAAAATGAATCAGATACCTATGGATTTAAGCAATTTTCGAGACGACGCGGAGCTGAAGTACAGGGCCAGACACAAACAAGAATCAGGCCTGCGCTTCATCGGAAATGTCCATGTCAAGCACACCAGGCAGGATAAGGTCCTCCATGACGCCTGGGAGCCGATTCACAACACATTCACCACGGAAGGCATGGCCTACCTGCTGAACATCATCTTCGGCACGACCTCCAAGGCGGCGGCTGCCATCTGGTATGTCGGGATCTTCAAGGCCGACGTCACCCCGGCTGTGGGCGATACCGCGGCGGCGAAACTGGGGGCGGCCGGGACGTACTCGGAATGCCAGGATGCGGATTATGACAGCCCGCTGACCAACAAGCCGTCCTACACCATCGCGGCCACTTCGAGCGCTGTCTGCACGAATGCAGCGGCCAAGGCGACCTTTGTCATGGCCGCCGCGATCACCGTCTATGGAGCCTTCCTGTCCGATGCGGCAGCCAAGACGGCCACTTCCGGGAAACTCATGTGCGCCAAGCGGTTCGCGGCCTCCCGGGCGGTCATTGCGGATGACGAACTGGCCGTAACCTATCAGATCACCTGCACCACGAGCTAAGGGGAGCCTGATGCCCAGGATCAATTTCCCCACCATCGGGGATATCGAGGATTACGAGTTCCTCCAGGGAACCATCAGGACGATCGACTCGTCCACCGATACGTGCACGGTGGAGGTGGACGGGTCCATCATCCCGGCCCTGCTGTTCTATCACTGTTTACCTGATTCGCAGCTGCGGGAGAACGGGGCGATCGAGGGATCGGCGGCGGGCTTTTCCGAAGGCGACTCGGTGATCGTTCAGCTCAAGTACGATAGGAGTTTGGCGCGGGTAGTGGCTCATGTGGACGGCGTCCGATCATGTGGCAGCTTCTCACTCAAGCTCTACCGAGACGATGACATCGTTCATCCGTTAGGAGAGTTACGCAATGACTTCTCTCTCTATATCAACGATGAGGAATGGAATCAGATAGTTTGCATCGGTGATTGGGACGAAGAGTCTTATTACAAGCGCAATGCCGACGGTTCGCGGCTCAAAGATGCAGAAGGAAACGATGTTCCAGTTTATAACTCTGCAACAAAACGGTGGGAATTCGATTCATACATCTGGGATGAAAGTAATCCAACGCATCCCGTGATCCCACCGAAAGGAGAGACTCCGGCGCAGTATTGGTATCGCGGGCAGTATAACGAAGCCTCTACCAATTTAATGATTTACTGCTCCTGCGAGGATAGTCCGGGAGCTTACTATCGCAACCTTTCGGCCGCAGATAAAGCTCTAGGAAAATGGCCGAGGATGATCGATTGGTCAACATATTGGGCCTATCCGGCCAGTGAGAAGTTCGTCAAGGCCACCGATATCGTGTTTCCCTTGCCCTACTTCAAGGCAACTATCGGCTCATACGTGGGGGTATCATGGGATGCAGTGTGGAGTGGGTATCCAATGGTACAAGGAAGCTCGCTCAGTGTCACGAGTTCTGTGGAGTCATCGCTGCCATGGAAAGCGAGCTACGGCGTTTCCGGCAGAGGGACAGTGTTCTGGTATCTCAACCCGGAATCTCCGAATGGATGGCCGGACGGCAGAGGATCTCTTCATGCGCAGAGCAGCGACGGCGTAATAGGCCAGACATTGGGCGTGTATGACACTGGGTACGATACGGTCAATGTCGCAAGTGCCTGGCAGAACAGCAAGGAAAGTGGAGACATCACTTTGTCTATCGGCAGTCCCGGTCCCGCGGTCAATGATTGGCAGACTTACTACCATGAGCCTGATGGAGTGACACATACGATAATGCCGTTTCTCAGATTGATCTTCCGTGGGTATCTAGGGGTCAGCTTCTCATACGATGACACTTACGAGTATTGCATCTGGAATCCGGGGCAAGCCCCTCCAAAATAAGGAATAAGTCATGGCTACATATTCCCATAATGCAAACGACTTCACCCCCCTGATGACGGCAAACAATGCCCCGTCTCCGTGTGTAGCCAGCGCCAGTGCGGAAGAGTCCAGCAGCCAGATATTCCGGAATTTATCGAGGCACTAAATGGCGGTTGACGACAGCTACACCAAATTGCTGCTTCACATGGACGGAACCGACGGGTCCACGACCTTCACGGATGAGGCGGGGAAGACCGTCACGGCCTACGGAGACGCTCAGATTGATACGGCGCAGAGTAAATTCGGTGGGGCGTCTGCTCTTTTTGATCAGGCTGGTGATTATCTCTCAATCCCGACATCCTCAGACTTCGATTTTGGAACGGGCGATTACACCATAGATTTCTGGATCAGATTGGCCAGTGGCGCCGGTACATATCGGGGGGTATTTTATAACGGCTGTGCTTCCACCGGCAAACTCAGCTTATATTTTGACATTTCCACCCTTAAATTTTACCGCAATAACATCAACAGGATTGATATCAGCACCACTTTAAATGCCGACACCTGGTACCATATTGCAATCACCCGATCTGGAACTGATCTGCGAATCTTTAAAGATGGGACGCAAATCGGCAGTACCGTAACAGACAGTTCCAACATAACGGGCACCGGCGCCTTTTTTGTTGGCAGGGACGGAGACAACGATTATTGGGCCGGACATATCGAGGAGTTCCGTGTCTCAAAAGGCATTGCCCGCTGGACGGCTAATTTTACTCCGTCGGCCTCAGCGTACTCCCCATATGTCGGTTCGGTTGATGATAGCTACTCCAAATTACTGCTCCACATGGACGGGACCGACGGCTCCACGACCTTCTTAGATGAAGCCGGGCATGCCATAGCAGCCTACGGCAACGCCCAGATCGATACCGCGCAATCGAAGTTTGGTGGGGCATCGGCTTTGTTCGATAACAATGTCAATTCCTATCTTTCAATCCCTTACAGCAGTGATTTCGACCTTGGCAACTCAGACTGGACAATCGATTTCTGGGTAAGACTCGGCGCCCTTCAATATGAAGATATTTGCCAAATAGGCAGCGGGTCCAATTCAATCGCCGTCTGTATGAACAATTCTTCGTTGCTTTGCAGGATAGGCACTGACGCGCTTTCACAAAGTAGCCCAGGGATTTCCGTAAATACTTGGACACATTTGGCTTTCGTAAAAACCAACGCCACGAATAATTTTAAAATGTTCGTAGCCGGGACCAAGGTATTAGACACAACAAGTTCCGCTCACCCAAGCATATCTGCGGCAGTGCGTATTGGTTACTACGATTCCATGGGCTTCGGGTTGCAGGGTCACATAGATGAGTTCCGTATTTCCAATGTCGCTCGCTGGGATGCGAATTTCACCCCGCCCACGAGTGAATATGCCCAGGGAGTCACCCAATACTCCGAAAGCATAGAAGAATCCCTTACGCTTATAGATGAACTTCGCTACTTCACCGAGGCGATCGACGAATCCCTTGTCCTGATGGATCGCTTCTCCCATGAATGGGCGGATATCGCGGAGTCTATTAATTTAGCGGAGGGCTTCGCTTCTCAGTATGATCATACAATCGCCGAAAGCGTTGATTTCGTCGATGCTGCTGAATATATATTCCGCTGGCTCCCCGTGATTGGCGAGAGCATCAATCTCGCTGACCTTGGAACCGCCGATCTTCGCAAAATCAATACGGTCATTGACATCCTCTTTTCCTTTGATGCGCCGCTGCCCTCCTGGGCAAAGACCATAGCCGAATCCCTGGACCTGTCCGATCTCGGGAAACCCCTCCTCGGAGTTCCCGTTTCGGATTGGCTCTGGCTGATCGACAGCCAAATCAACAACTGGGACGGTGTTGAGCAGATCAACCAGCCGCTGAACCTCTACGATCTTCCCAGCGGGACAAAGATCATCAATCGCTCCATTGCCGAGACTATCGGCCTGGGCGATACGGTCACGCTGCAGTTTGTTGTGGGCGTCCTGGAATCCTTGCGGTTCAATGATCTAGCGTCAGCCATCGGGACCTTCAACCACGACGCCTCGGATTCCCTCACCCTGACGGATGAGGCATCCAGGGCCTTCGACAAACTGATTGAGGAAACGCTGGCGGCCATCGATACCAGCGCAATCCTGACGATCTTCCTGCCATCCCTCGCCGAATCTATCGTTCTCTCTGACGCCACAGCTCATGGGCTCTTTGCAAGCAAGACCGTCTCTGACTCCCTGAATATCAGCGATTCGGCGGGTAGTGGGCTCCATGCTTTCACCGTCGTCCAGGATGCCATTGCCCTGAACGTCCTCTTGGAAATGGAAGGGGAAATCTACGAGTGCTACGTCCTCAATACCCCGAAGTTCCTACCTTCCGTCTATTCCGGATTTGACTTCAACTCCTATTGCACCTTCGAGGGGAAGGCCTATGGGGCCAATGCAACTGGGATTTATGAACTGACCGGCGACACGGACGCGGGGGAGGATATCCAGACCGGTCTCGTCATGCCCCAGACGACCTTTGGGATACCGGACAGCAAAAAGCTCCGCAGGGCTTGGCTGGGAATTTCCGGAACCTCGCCAACGCTGGTCCTGGAAGTGGAGGACGGGACGCGGCGGGCCTACGCCATCGACGATTACGGCGAGGTGGGCTCCGACCGGGGAATCTCCGGGAAGAAGTGGAAGCTCTCCGTTGCCAATTTTGACGAGTTGGATTTCATCAAACTGCTGCCGGTGGCCCTGGCAAGGTAAGGACGGAATGACATGATCGATCAGATACGGGAAAATTCGAAGTGGTTTCATGAGAAGGGCACCGTCATCAGGGAGTACCTCCGGGGGCGCATGGCGGCCCTGTCCGCCGTGGCCGGGAGAGGGTTCCTACAGATGCCGGGGTTCCTCTATGACATCGAGAACGACCTGGAGACGGACGCAAAGCGGCAGCTCTCGGATATTAACTTCGCCATCCTGCAGGACACCATCGAGCGAGAACTGAAGCAGGCGGGGATCGATTACGACCTCAGTTACAGGAATCTCCTCATGGCCTGGGAACTCGGCAAGCAGGACCTCATGGATGCCTGGGAGGCGGAACTGGCCGGGATCAAGATGGACATGGCCGGGAAGGAAGAAGCACTCGCGCGGCTGGAGATTGAAACGGCAAGCCGGGGCACGGTCCTCTTGCAGGCCAAGACCGAAATCGAACTTGAAGCGGAATCCCTGAGAAATCAGATTGCGGCTCTCGATGACGATACCGCAGATTACGAGGTTTCCCTGGCCAATGCGAAACTACTCACCGCCCAGAAGAAACTGGAAGTCATCCCGATCCTGCAGCAGATCCTCGCCAAGGAAGAGGAACTCCTGGCCAGCGAGCAAGCCAAGATTCCGGCGGAACGGGAACTTCTCGCCGCCCAGCAGGCGACCGTCAGCAAGAAAGCGGAGCTGATCCCGGAGATCGCGGAATTGACCACGGTTACAGAGCAGTACACCGGCGAGCTTGAGGAGCAGACCGCCCTGGAACTGCAGATTGCCGAGCAGCGGATCATTGAAGCAGGGATTGATGTCCAGAAAGCGGAAGTCCGGATCGAGGAAGCCGAAGCCCGGACCGCACTTGAGCAGAAAAACCTTGATCTGCTGCGGGCCAAGATCGCCACGGAAACCCTCGGCCATGGCCTGGATGAGAATGTCCTCGGGGCGCAGATCACCGCCCAGACGACGTTGAATACTGAGGAAAAGGAAGCGGCGGGGGCGATCAACGAATCCGACCGGGCGGCGAATCAGGAAATCATCGCCGACAAAGAGGCGGAGATTACCATCGAAGAGGAAACGCACCTGGACGCCATCGGTGACAAGGCGGCCATGGAACGATACCGGATTCAGGCGGAAACGGACTTGAGAGTCCAGGAAACCGAAGAAATCACCGCCCTGGAACAGAACACCCGGGTAACAGCAGCCTTGACCCACTTACTGAGCATGTAGAGGGAGCCCATGTCAACAGAAGCCTTTCAGAGAGCCCGGGCAAGGGAACGGAAAATCTGGCCGGCGTTCATTTGCTCGGCGGCCTTCAATGCCGCCCGGACGGCGGAACGAGTGCAGCTTTATGGGCTCTATTCCGGGGCCTTCCTGAACATGCACAACTATCTGACTGACATCGAGGCTACCAGCTTGGAAAACCTGCTGGATGACTACAACAGCAAGGTGGCCGAACTGGACAACCAGGAAACGCTCCTCCTGAACTCGATCGCGGCCAAGCGGTACCTAGCCGGAATCGATGTCCTTCTGAATGATCAGAAGCTGGCCACCAGGGAGCAGAAACGCCAGGCGGAAGAGGCCGAATGGGACGCCAAAATGGCAGCCCTGGAAGCGGACCGGGCGGCCTTGGCGACCCTGGCGACAAGACTCTCAGCCGAAGAGAAAAAGACACAGGCGAGGATCGCGGAGCTTCAGGCCCGGATCGCCGTTGAGGATTCTCAGCTCAGCATAGCCGAGATCGAGAAAACCGAGAAGGAAATTCAGCTCGCAGAAATGGACCAGAAGATCCTCCGGAGCGCCATCGACCTCGCGAAGATTCAAATGGCAATCGTCCAGGAAGGACTCGACCTCGTGGAGATCGAACTGAAGAAGCAGCAGCTTAGACAGGATATCGCCGAGGTCAAAAACAGGATCGCCCGGACGACCACCATGGGGGCCGAGCTTGACCTCGCCGAGGCCCGCGTCGAAGTGGCGACGGCGGAGCTGGCGGCCATGGAAGCGGAGCTTGCGGCCCTGGAAGAGCGATGGACGAGCATCGATGCGGAGATCGCCAATCAGGCGGCCCTGCAGCAGCACATGACGGCCATGAGTGGAATGAAACAGGACATGATCTCCCTGGAAACGGACGCCCGGATCAGGAGGCTGGAGGACCAGGTGGCGAAGAACGAACTCGCCAACGAGAACAGGCTGGCCCTGTCCGATCTGTCCATTGACCACGCCTTGTCTGATCAGCGGATCAAGGAAGCGGAAACGGACGCTGACCGGTCGCTCATGTACGCACGCCTCGATGCGCTGCGGAGGATCATGGAAGCAAACATTGACGCGGCGACCACGCGGCAGCAGACGAGCATCGTAACCGAACTGACTCACGCGATTTCGACGGGCGGCAATGGATAACCAACAGAGCTTGGAAAACATGATCACGGCCCTGCGCCAGAAGGGGGCCGCCGGCACGGGGAACCTGATCGGGCAGCTCGCGCGGATGGTGAAGCCCGGTGACAAGACAAATATCGTCGTGGAGCCCGGGGATTTCGTCAAGTCCCTCACCGGCGCCGGTAAGCCCCTGGCCGTCAGCGCCCCGCTGGCCTACGACCTCTGGTATCTCCACAACCATGTCAACCTCCTTACCTGGATGGATGAGGGGGCTTCGGTCGAAGAATATGTTTCGGAACGCCTGGCCTTCATCAGGGAGAAACTGGCCAGCGACGGGAATGTCATCTATCCCATGAAGGGCCTGACGAGCACAAATCAGCTTTACCACATGAAGGCATTCCCCGAATGGGTGAATGAAGCGAAGTATTTTGTCCAGCTCCTGGCCTTCGAGATCCGGGTGAAGGGCCGGGCGATCCAGTGGGACACGAACCGGACGCACTTCATCCAGGTCCACAAGGATATCAACGTCAACGGCGTCCCGATGAAGATGAAGGCCACCGTGACGGAACAGCTCCCCCTCGAAGACTTTGTCGGCTACCTGACCTTCCCGATCGGGCAGATCGGCGTCATGGAGCAGATCGCCTTCTTCCAGGAGAATTGGAGTGACGCAGAAGGACATCCCCAGTATCGACCGGATGCCGAGGAAAAGGTTTTCAACCCCCGGCCCACGCAGTTATTCCCGCCGGAGGAGAGTGCAAATACCCACTGCTACGGCGATTACCTCGTGGAGGGCTACAAGAGATCGGAAGACCAGTATTACGGGCAGCAGCTGGAGATCGATTGCGCGGGCATACCGGCACCGTTCTATGGCGGCAAGGATGTGAAGCCCAAGGGCTGGCTGCGGCTGTGGATCATGCGGGATGACGTGTTCCCGGCGCCGGGCGAGTTCATCGGAATCCTCTGCAAGCCTTATCCGGTCCCGGTCCATTGCTGGTGGTTCCAGGAGAGCAATCCCTTCCTCTATGCCGGGAACTGGGTCGAAACAGGGAACCTCAGCTCCGGGATCGTCAAGTCCGTCACCCTGGAAGCGGACCGCACGGATGGCGGGGTTGGCGATGAATACAAGATTCTCTATCGCGGGATCGAGATCACCGTCTATGCCAGCGACTTTCACCGGTATGAGGTAGGCGAACGGGTGGCCGTCCTGAAGGTCCGGAGTACAGCGAAAAAGGCGGAGAGGGCGTTCAATTTCTGGGATCAGAAACAGTACGGCGAACCGGCGAAGGGCAGCGCCAGCAAGGATTACATGATCTTGCCGTTCACCTATTTCCACGAGGAATAAAGGAGAGACATCATGGGCGTTTTAAGGAACATGGATTCACAGCGGAACCTGAAGGAAACCCTGAACACGGTCATTCAGCAGATGCAGCCCCTGCTCGATCAGAAGATGGCCTTCCTCAGGGAGATGCAGGAACGGAAACTGACCTCTCAGGAACAGATCGAGAAAAACAAGATCGATTTCGAATACTCAAAGCTCGACGCCCAGGTCAAGACCGACCAGGACCGAATGGCGTTGGACAAATGGAAAGCCGTCGAGGGGTTCAAGAACAACATCGGCCTGGCCCAGCTCCACAATGAGGGAATCGTCAACGTGGCGAACATCCAGCGGATGGGGCAGAAGGATGTAGCGGAAATCCAGGCGGCGGCATCAAAATACCAGTCTGACGCCGCCCTGCAGGGAAAGCAGCTGGACCTCCTCGGGAATGTTCTGGGGCACACGGGGAACAAGGTCGAGTATGACGAGAATGGAAACCAGAAAAGCATGACGACCAACTCGGCAGCTTCGGGCATGGCGACGAGGATTGCCGGCCGGGTGGGAATGGGACCGCAGCCGGTCAATCAGGTGGATGTCGACAATGCCAGCATCCGGCTCATGGAACTTGACAAGACGAATCCCAACGCTGCGGTCAATGAAGCCAGACGGATGCAGACCTATAATCCCGACCTGTATGAGGCGGTCAAGCTCCAGGCCGGGCCGTCACAGGCCCCCGCTCCGGGAACGGTGGCCCCTGCTCCCGATCCGACATCCCCGATTGCCGGGCAGGCATCAAAGCCCGTCCCGGCTCCGGTGGCTCAACAGCGGCAACCGATGCCTATTTCCACCGGGGCAATGAATACCGGCGTTGTCATTCCCGCGTCAACGCCTGAGCAACCAAAGAAGAAATTCAGTTCACTGCCGAATGTCGAAGCGGACGGATACTACACCAAGAAAATGTTCGCCAGCTGAGGTTCTCAGGGAGACTATCCAATGCTTGAAGATATCCTTGCTGAGGTAGAACGCAGTCCGATTGCACAGCCTGGGGACACGGCCATGAGCCATCCTCTCGAAAATGTCTTTGATCAGGCAGAGGGCAGAGCCCCCATGTCAACGGCAAACCCAGCCCAACCAGGAGGAATCACGAAACCTCAGGCAAGCCGGTCTCCCCTCGCCGCGTCCGGATCACAACCGGCGGAGAATCAGAAGCCGGGATTTATCCGGGAACTCGGGAAGGGTGCCATTTCCGGATGGGAAGGAGCGAACAAGGCAGTCAATGACCTTCTGGAATACACCGGGACGCTCACCGGGAGCGACAAGCTGAAGGAAGTCGGCAAGACGGGCAGTGAATACTGGGGCGAGAAGTTAAAGAAGAACGCTCCCAGGGTCCAGAACTTCACCGATCTGGACTGGAGCAAACCGCGGGACGTCCTCGACTGGGCTGCCTGGAACATCGGACAGATGGGCGGGCAGATTGCGGTCACGGTCCCATTTATGTTTATGGGCGGTGGCGCCGCAGCTCCCGTGCTTACGGGTGGCACAGTATTAAAGGGGCTTTTTTCAACTGGTGGCGCAAAGCAGGCGGGCAAGTTCCTGGCTCAATGGGCGAAGATGAAGCCCATGGATATTCCCATCGGGATCATGGAAGCGGGTTCCGTCGCCGAGGGGCAACTCGAACGGCTGAAGAGCGGGGAGGATTCGGACCTCGATCCGATCCGTGGGCTGGCAGCTGCTTTCGTGGCCACCAAGCTGGAGGAACTGGGCGCGGAAGGAATGGTCAACCGCCTCTTCGCCAAAGGCACCACCGGGGTCAAGGGACAGCTCTTCCGGAAAATTGGGCAGCAAGCCCTGGCCACCGGGTTCGGTGAAGGCGTTACCGAATTTTTCCAGACCTATGCGGAAACGGCTGGTATCAACCCTGCTGATCTCACCTCAAAAGAGACTTTCATGGAAGCTGTCAATGCGGCGGCGGCCGGTGCGGTCGGAGGTGCGGCCATGGGAGCCGGCGGCGGCGCATATTCCCACCACGCCGAAAACAAGGCGATTGATGGACTGAAGAAAATCAAGCCGGCCTACGTCCCGACTGAAGAACTCCCTGCCATTCACCAGAGGGCGATGGAATTATCGGAAAGCAGGCCGGGCGATCAGGACCTGGTAACGCTCCGCGACTCCTACGCAGCCGAGATTGAGAAGCGGAAGGGGAATACTTCAGACGCACGCGAAGAGCTTCTGAAGGATGAAGATCAGGGTATCCGCAGCAACATGACGGCAAAGGATATCCTGAATGCCCCGGCTGAAAACACTGGCGGCCTACCCGCTGAAATCCCTGGCGTCGATACTCCAGCGGATATCGGCATTGATGTCCAATCCGAAGAGGACCTGACGCCTGATGTCATGGCAAAGCTGGATCAGACGATTGCCGGCGAACCAGCGATCACCCCGAGGGGGGAACTGGAACCGGACACGACGCCGAGGTCTTTTGAGCCCAACCAGAAACCTGGTCCGGAGCCGCCGGAAAGCGCTTCTCCAGGAGTTCCCTCCCCAGACGAACCACCACCGGGGCCTCAAGGTCCCGGGCCTGTTGCCGGAACGACCGACCGTAGGCCAATGGAAACGGAGTCCGGTCCTGAAGACAACGTCTTCGCAAGGATGCCTGATGATGTCTTGAAGCAGCAGGCCGATTACGGGGTCCAGGGCGCCAAGGATGAACTGGCAAGTAGACAGTCCGCGAAAGAAACGCCCATTGAGAATTCGGGCGCCGAGACGTCCATCATATCGCCCGATGAGAAGATCGCCGAACCTGAGGCGCAAGAGACAGTCAGCCCTTCCGTGGGCAATACCGTTTCCTGGACAACCGGGAAGGGCAACACCGTCAGCGGGACCGTAACCAAGCTCGATGATGGCCGAGTGACGATCAAGACGGACAACGGAAAGACCTATTCGTTAAATCCGGCAAAAGCGAAGGACTTCACGATTACTGAGCAGGAAGGAGAAACGACCAATGGCCAAGAAAACAGTGCAGCCACAGCTGGCGCAGAGATCCCCGATGGTCCCGAGTCAGGGAGCGCTGCCGTTCCCGATCTCAAAACCGCAGGCACAAAAGGCAAACGAGGCCCCAAAGAAAAAGGCCAGGAAGAAGGGGAGGCGAAAGTAGCAGCCAAAGAACGGTGGCAGATGACCCGTGATGAACATCATGCCTACTCTTTGGATTTGCTGAAGAAAAAACGTCAAGGCGTCGGAAAATTATTTTCCGGGAAGGGCGACAGCACAGAAGAAGGGTTCTTGATGAAGGCGAACATTGCCCATAGATCCCATGTCGAGACAGCCCTCCGCGAAGGCAAGCCCGTGCCCCTCGAAGTTTTAGCCGACTATCCCGATTTGGTAACGAAACAAACTTCGTCACCAGATTCAGAGCAGGCGCCGCCTCTGCAATCGCAGAGTTTTACCGAGCGGATGAAGAATGCCGAGACGGCGGACGAAGGGCGAAGCCTGATCAGCGAGTACCAGGAAGCGTTCGCCAGCATCGAGAAGGCGGCGGGATTGCCACATACCATCGGGAAAGGCGGAAGTGGATTCGCGGGTAGGGGATACAGCACCCTTACGGAAAAGGAAAAGAAAGCTGTCGTCAAGAGAGTGACCGCCAAGAATCCTGAACTGGGGAAACAGCTTGAGGCCCTGATCAAGGACATCGACGAATCAGAACCGCATTGGGACGCACTGAGAGATCAGTCGATCGCCGCCTTCAGGGACGAAACGACCGCTCAAACCGAGGAAGAGGACCCCGACGGCCTCCCCCTGATGGACGGAACCACCAGGCCGAACCGGTACGGTGTTTATGACAGGCAGAAGGGAGTGGAGGCGGTTGCCTATAAGGGGAAGAAAGCCTCCGCAACGATCCATGTTGCCCAGCTTCAAAACGGGAAATGGATTTCCGCTTACGATGAGGAACATAAGCAGGGTAGCAGTGCCTCTGGCTCCTCGCCTCTGATGGCGAACGAGCAGTTCGATACGCGCGAGGAGGCCATCGCCGCCAGGGCGCGGCGCATTGCGGAGAACGAGAAGAGGATCGCCGCCGACAGCAGCTCCGTGGTGACGCCGGCTCAGCGCGAGGAAGCAAAGAAGATGGCGGAGTGGGCCGGGGGCCTCATCGGAAAGCCTGAGAGTAAAGAAGCGCCCAAGGAGATCAAGGCCGCCGGTACGGGAGGAAAGCGAGGGCCGTCTTACCCGGAAAGTAAGATCGACATATCCATCGGCGACGCTGTGTCGTGGGAGACGAAAAACGGAGTCACCATTACAGGAACGGTGCAGAAGGAAGCCGGTGATAACGGCATTATCCAGGTAAAAGCGCAGAACAACCTGACATATCGCCTGAACCCGGCCAAGGCAAAAAACTTCCAGGTGGCCCCCAAGGCGGAACCGGAAGAAGATGAAGCGGAAGAGGCCCCGCCCCCGGAGACTCCGGCCCCGAGCGGGAAAGAATTGTGGGAAGAGATCAGGGATCGAGCTATCGAAAAGGCCCTTCCCTTCCTCAATGAAGAAACCAGTAACTTTGCCGCACTTGCAAGCCTGGAAAGTGCCGCCAATAAAGCCTATGGCGAGATTGTAATCGAGACGCTCCAGTCCGGTGTGGATATCAGTACGAGCAGCACCTCGTTCAATGCCTTCAATGCGGAATTCGTTGCGAAGGAAATCTGGAAGTACATCAAGGAAAACGGCCTCCTGCAGAAAGCCGAGGCCACGGAGGAGCCCGCCGGAATCAAGGCCGCCGGGACGGGCGGGAAACGGGTCCCTGAAAGGAAGGAGCCCGGCTCCCGGACGAAGAGCGGGTCGCTGTCCAACCGAGACAAAGCCATCCGGGACCTCGGGGATGTCGGCTCAAAGGTTCAGTTCAAACAAGGAACCAATGACACGGCCTACACCATCACCGAGATCAACGATGACGGATGGGTCAGGATCGACAACGAAAAGGTGTTCCGGCCAGTGATGGACTTCAAGAAGGCGGAGTCGGAGGAAGAGGCCAAACAAAACCTGGACCAGGCCCTGACCTACCTCCACAACCTCTCTGCAGGGAACTTCAAGCCTTCGCGGGAACAGGTTCTGAACGCCATTACCGACATAGAGGAGGCGGGCGGCGTGGTGCGCCATGCGCCGGCCAAGGATCGGGATTCCGCCGAAATCTGGTACCTCCACGACCCAAAGAATCAGAAAAATTTCCGGTACTACCTGGAGCCCAGCGGTCGCGCTACCATGATGCAGGACAAGGATGGCGGGCCGTCAACGGCCAACATGACCTCCACGTCCATCGACGACGAGATCAAGAATGCCTCGATGGAAGACATTGATGCCCTGATTGATGAAGTTATCGCGGAGCACAAGGTCGCAGAACCAGAGGGGGCAAAGAACGGTGCCGATCCCCAGACTTCCGGGCTCCCGGATGCCAACGACGAGAAGGCCGTCCGCAGGTACCTGGAATCCAATCCCCCAAAAGTCTGGAGCGTCAAGCGGGGCGAGGCGATTTCTGACGATCAGGCCGTCGCAGACGTCTCCGATCTTCTGAGCCGGGAACTGACTGCCTCCGAGAAATTTCTCCTCTCGCGTCGGGAAAACAAGAGTTCCTGGCAATACGCCATGAGCCCGGGGGTGGGCGATGATTTCTTCGGCATTGACTTCCTAGACATGGTCCGCAACTCCCAGGTGTTTTCAAAGGCGATACGTGAAGCGGCCGCCGATACGCTCCTGTTGAATTACGGGATCATCCGTACCGAACCGGAGCATTTCCCCTCGATAAAGGAGCTGTCATCCCCGGAAAAGGTCTATGCGGCCGTCAATGGATTTGTCACCACGAATGCCGCCAGAGAGGGCCTGCTCGGCTTTTACAACGACAACGGCACGTTGGTCGCCACCGACGGCCACAAGATGGTAATGGTCCCAGGCGGGGGGAACGCCCTGACGAGCGGGGAAATTTACACCATCCGGAAGGACGGCAGCCTGGACATTCGCGGGAACGAAAAGTATCCGGACTACAAACGGGCCGTTCCCGAGATGGCCGACCTGAACAAAATAGCCGACATGGATCGGAAACAGGCGGAATACGTCCTCGCGCTGCTGAGAAGTACCGGAAACCGGAACGGAATCCGCGCAAACGCATCCCTGCCCCAGCTCCAACAATATCTGGTAGGCCTTAGTGAACAGGCCACGGCCAATGCTGAATATGTGGCCGAGGTCCTTGAATTCTGTCTGAAGATCGGGGCCGACACGGTGACGATCGGGCATTCCGGGAAGCTGCTGTCTCCGATCCTGCTGGTCGCAACCAAGGGCGAAAATGAGACAGCGAAGGCTGTCGTCATGCCGGTTAGGGGCACCGCCACGGAACTGGGCGCCATGACACTGACCGAGGCCTACCGTACCGGCAAAGAGAAGACCCCCGCCACTTCGTATCGGGACATGGGAAAAGAACGGAAAGTGACGTCCACGACGTCCCCGACGTCCCGGTCCCTGGATTCCATCCTGGCCGATGCGACAAAGGAAGGCTTCGGCGGTGCGGCGGAGGCGATCAAGGGCCTGTACGAACTCTTCGGCGGGAGTTCCCTGAAGTCCTTCCCTGGCGGATTTGATGCGGACACCTATGCCAAGGCGAAGCCCCACTTCGAGGCGTCCCTGGAGCACATGAAGCAAGCCGGGAAGGGGCTCCGTGATTTCGTCACCTTCTTCGTGGAGCGGCTCGGAGCGTCCGTCAAGCCTTATCTCACCCGATACCTGCAGGAGATCAAGGGGATCGAGCCCGCTCAAGCAGAACCGGTCTCCACGGACGAGACCAAGGAGGAGGGAACTGAGGAACCGATTGACCTGAACGAGAACACGGGCAAGGGGGAACGTGGCGCCAGGCAGAAGCTGACCGATGAAGAACGTGCCGCAGCCAAGGCGGAAAAAGAAACCAGAAAAGCGGAGAAAGAGGCTGCCAAAGCCGAGAGAGAGAAAAAAGCCGCCGAGGCCAAGGCAAAAAAAGAAAAGAAAGCCGCCCTGGGCAACTTCCAGAATGTCGGCTACGTCTACGACCCGGAAAAGCTCGACGGTAAGATGAAGAACAAGCCGCCGAAGACGGCGGCCAAAATCCTCCTGGATTCCATGGCACCGGCCAAGGTGTGGAACATCCAATTCCCGGAGGAGGCAACGCCTGGCGTCCGGCGGATGGCGTCGTCGTTCCAGAAGCACTTCGTTTCCTTCAAGGACTTTCTGACCAACGACTATAACAGACTGAAGCGTTATACATGGAAGAGGAACACGGAGGAAACCATCGCCCTCTGGATGGACGAATACGGCGGCTCCATCGATCAGCTCAAGGCCTGGGCCAAGGAATACGGAGACACCCTTCAGCCCATCATCGACGCTTTCCAGGGACAGGCCAACATCGTCAATGCCGTCGGCCGGCTGCAGGCCGCCATTCTGGGCGGAGTTCCGCGTCAGACCGACGGTGGCTTCATGAAGTTCCGCGAGCTTTCCTACGAGCAGCAGAAGGCTTTCATCAATGGCGACATCGTCGCGCACCGCCAAACCATCTATGACATCCTGACCGAGGACTGGCAGAAGCTCATCGACGACGAGAACGACATCCTGCTTTCCGAGATCAACGCCCATAAGCGCACCAGGAACAAGACCGTAGTGCGGATCGGCCTGCCGGATTACCGGGAAGGGAACGACCTGACCAGCACGGAGGATTTCCAGAACCCCTTCGGCTTCAGCGGCGTGGGCTTCGGCGAGGAAGGATGGATCAACCAGGAGGAGCGCCACCGGGTCGTCAACGCGGCCTTCGATGCCTTCAAGGACCTGGCGGCCACGATCGGAGCCCCGGAGAAGGGCATGAGCATCGGCGGGCAGCTGGCCGTGCAGTTCGCCAACCTGGGGCACAAGGCGAAAGGGGCGGCGGCAGCCTACTTTCCCACGATCAAGACGATCAATTTCACCCGCGATCACGGCGACGGGACCATGGCCCACGAATGGGGGCACGGCCTCCATGACCTGGCCGCACCCAATGCGATCAGTGAGATCAACTCCATCATCGAGACGCTGAAGTACGTATTCGATTTCGAAGCCGGGGAGCGCCTGGTCGATGATCTCCTGGCCAAGGATTCCACCTTCCTGAAGCGGATGGTTTCCTCGAAGAAGCAGCACCGGATCGATGCGGTAAAGGCGCGGGTCAAGGAAGACTTCAAGGAAACCGTCCGGAAGGAAACGGATTACTACAAGACGGCCAAGGAACTGGACACGGACTACACCGCCCGCAATCAGGAGATGTGGGCCAGGGCCTGGGAGACCTGTATCTATGACACCCTGGCCGGGACGGACAACTACCTGGTCAACGACTTCGTGGCCTCAGGGCGCGTCGGAGGGAAGTCGAACGTCGGTTCTCGACTGGTTTACCCTGCCGGGAAAGAACGGGAGACCTTCAACGAAACGGTCAAGCGTTTTGCCGAGGGACTGTCGTGGGATGAAAACGGCCTCCCTTCCCTGAAAGAGGATTACGTTTCCATCGAACAGTTCAACGAGCAGCTCCTGCAGAGAAAGCTCGATGAACTATTGGAGCAAGTCGAGGAACGGTACAAGGCGATCTGGACATCCGAACCGTCCGCAGACGGATATTTCTGGTATCAGTATAACGAGACCGGCTTCGGCCCGATGATGCAGCCGGACGGCTACGTGGCGCACGACAAGAAATTTAAGGGAGAGGGACAAAATGGAACGGGGGCCGTTGCATACTTGACCCAGCTCCATCCTGATGATATCCTTGATTATAAACTTTCAAATATTCAATATGAGGGAGAAAACGCCACTTATATCTCCGGCGCCCAGGGAGGCATCAATGATACTGTACAAGAAGATGGTACAAAAATACTGGAAGACGAATTACCCAAAGGAGACCGCGAGAATGATTCGCCAGGGGACGTTCGATCAACAGAGCGAGGAAGTGGCGGAAATGGCGAGCAAGGCACTCGGTCGGTCTCTCGGGAGAGGGGTGCAGATAGCAGCGGTGAAGGAGATGGTGATTCAGGAGTACATCTTCCAGCCGCCCCCGGGAATTACCGAATAACCGATTCCACCCTGACCGATCCCAAATCGGTCGCGGAACGATTCAACAAAAATCTCGCCGCCGTCAAGGTCCTCAAACAGGTCGAGTCCGAGGACCGGTCCCCCACACCCGAAGAAAAAGACGTCCTGGCCGGATACACCGGCTGGGGCGGCATGGCTGAACTGTTCTCCTGGGACCCCGGCAAGGCATGGGCCGGCCGGGCGGAACTGCTCAAGGCCGAACTGGACCATGAAGAGATCCGGGGCGCCGAATCTTCCTCCACCTCCGCCTATTACACGCCGGTTCCGGTTGGCGAGTTCATGTGGAAACTGGCCCATCGCCTTGGTTTTGAAAAGGGCGCCGTCCTCGATCCCGCCACGGGGGCAAGCGGCCTGTTCTTCGGGACCATGCCGGGAGAGATGCAGCAGAATGTGGCCCTCCAAGGCATTGAAATGGACGGCCTGAGCGCCCGGATCGCCTCAAAACTCTATGAACTGTCCTCCATCGACAACCATCCCTTCCAGGGAGTGAAGAAGCCCAACAACCGGTACGACCTCACGATGACGAACGTGCCGTTCGAAGGCATCACGCCCTCAGACCCGAAACATAACAAGGGCGGCTATCTCCTTCACAACTACTACATCAATAAGATGCTGGACCTCACGGCCCCCGGCGCCCTGTCCCTCATGATCACCACCTCCAACACGATGGACAAGGCCGATTCCTCATCAGAACAATCAAACGCCCACCTCCTTGAGTACGCCAAGAAAGCGGACCTTGTGGGGGCAATCCGCCTGCCTTCCGATATCTACAGCGCCACGGGGGTCGTTACCGACATCCTTGTTTTTCGAAAGAAGATCGAAGGGAGCAAGTTCCAAGGCATTCCGATCGAAGAATGGACCACTGCGGGCAAGGATGAAGCCACGGGCCTGACGATCAACAATTATTTCCTCAAACACCCGGAGATGGTGGCCGGCAAGCTGGAATCTGTGCAGGGGCGCTGGGGAGACGACAAGCTCCGCGTGGTAGGCGAGGGAGACCTGCAGGCGAACCTGGAGCGCCTGGCCGCCGCCTTCCCCGCCAAGATCGTGGAGCGGGAAGCGATCCGGGAAGTCAAGTCCATCGATGACATGATCGCCGCCCCGGGGACCGTTAAAGAGGGCGGGTTGTATATCAACTCAAAAGGCGAGGCCTGCCTGAAGGCTGACGGCGAGGAAGAGAAACTTCCCACCGCGACCACCAGCGAAAAGAAGAAAGCGGAGACTGCCAAAGGATTTGTAAAGATCCTTGACCAGGTCCGCACGGTCCTGAGGGCGCAGAAATCCGGGGCGGAAGAGGCGGAGATCAAGGCCGCCCAGAAGCAGCTCAAGAAAGAGTATGACGACTTTGTTAAGACGCATGGTCCAGTAAACGCCCAAAGTAATATTGATGTTTTTGGGGAGGCAACCGATTCCGACTGGGTCCTCGCCCTTGAAGAGTACGACCCGGACACCGGAAAGGTCGTCAAATTAGCAGACATCTTCACCAAGGATATCACCGCCTCGGGCCAGACCCCAAGCCGTGCGGACACGGATCATGACGCCCTGGCCATGTCGCTCAACGAGTTCGGTTATCCGAACCTGGAGTACATGGCCAGGCTCCGAGACTCCGACGTCGAAACCGTGATGAAGGGCGTCTCCGACAAGATCGTGGAAGATCCGGAAACCGGGTTCCTGGTCACGATGGATGAATACCTGTCAGGCAACGTTAAGCAGAAATTACTCGTCGCGCGGGAAATGGCCGCATCCAGCCCGGAGTATGAGCGCAACGTCAAGCTCCTGGAAGCGGCGCAGCCCGATGAAATCCCGGCGCACCGGATCACTGCCCGGATCGGGGCCTCCTGGATTGATCCCGAGCATCTTGCGGATTTTGTCCGGGATAAGCTCAACCTGAGTGACCATACCCTGCGTGCCATCTTCAGTTTCAGCCCCATCAGCCATGAGTGGACCCTCTCTTTCAAAGGCAGTCCGAACTATCGAGGCAAACACTGGGGCGAAGAGAACAAGGCGGAAACGGAAAGGCAGATCCATCGGGCCAGGAACAGCGTTGAGGCAACCCGGATCTGGGGTACAGACCGGAAGGACTTCATCGCCCTCATCCAGAACGCCATCGAGGGGAAACGCCCCGAAGTTACCTACCGCGGCTCGGATGACAAAATCCACCTCGACGAAGTGGCGACCCAGGCTGCCGAGAACAAGCTCCAGGAAATCCAGGCCGACTTCGGGCGCTGGCTCTTCAATGAACCCGGCCGGGCGGATGAGGCGGTCAAGCGGTTCAACGACCTGATCAATACCTCCATCCCGCCCAAGGCGGACGGATCGCATCTGACTTTTCCCGGAAAGAGCCTGGCCATGCTGACCCGGAAAGAGAAGGAGGCCCTGGGTCCGACCGATGCGGTCGCCTTTTATCCCCATCAACAGAATGCCGTCTGGAAGTACCTGCGAGGCGGAAACCTTTATCTGGCCCACGAGGTCGGCGCGGGCAAGACCATCACCATGGCCCTGCTTGCCATGGAGGCCAAGCGCCTGAGGGGTAAAAAGAAGGTTCTCTACGTCACCCTGAACGATTCCACGATGGGGCAGGCGGTGGCCGAGATCAAGAGGCTCTATCCCTTAGCCAACGTCATGCAGGTCCGGGTCTCCACCCAGGAGCAGCGCCACCAGCGGGCGCTCCAGAAGCTGGCCATGAACGAGTTCGACATCGCCATCATGAGGCAGCAGGACCTGGATAGGATCTCCCTCTCCCCGGAAGCCGAGACCGTCTTTATCGAGGAGGAGCTGCAGGAATACCGGGAGATCCTGGAGGAAGCCAAGAGGAGCGGTTCCCGGATTCAGGAACAGCAGATTCAGCAGGCCATCCATGCCCTGGAGGAAAAACTCAAAGCCCCCAGTGTCCATGACGAAGCCAAGCGGAAGAACCTCTTTTTCGACGACCTGGGCATCGATCTCATGATCGTGGACGAGGCCCACCAGTACAAGAACGTCCCCTACGCGACAAGGCTTCATCGGATCACCGGGTTGAACCCTGCAGGCAGCCCGACAGCGAAGGCCTTCTTCCGCAAGACCCAGTATATGAACGCCCAGTACCCAAGGCAGGACGGCGTTGTGCTGGCTTCGGGAACGGCCCTCTCCAATTCCATCGCGGAGTTCTACAACATCCAGCGGATGCTGCAGCCCAAGGAAGTGAAGCGCAAGGGCGTCTGGTCATTCGATCGCTGGATCGCCAACTATGGCGACATGGGCTCTCAGCTGGAATGGGACGGGGCCAGAGGCGGATACAAGAACATCACCACCAACCGGAAGATTGTCAACGCTGGCCGGCTGCTGGCCACGGCATATCAGAATATCGATTGCGTAAGGGCGGAAGACACACCGATCCGGAGACCGAAAATCCGTGGTGGCGAACCACAAAGGATCAAGATTTCACCGAACCAGTATGTGGAAGATTACAGACAGATCGTACTGGAACGGTGCAAGGCCATAGAGGATGATCCCAAGAACGCCACGTTTGAGGGTGTCCCTGACAACATGCTCCGTGTCATCAGCAACATGAGCAAGATCGCCATCGATCAGCGCCTCGATCCCCGGTACGAGAACACGGAACTCCAGGAAGATTCCAAAATCTACAAGGCCTCGCGGCTCATCCGGCAGCGGTGGGAAGAGGAGGCCCAGCACAAGGGTGTGCAGCTGGTCTTTGCGGATATCGGCATCCCGAAACGCTACATCAATTTCAAGTACAAGACCGACGAAGAGCTGGAGAAATTATCCGACGACCAGCGGGCCTCATACGACCAGAAGAAAACGCAGTTCGAGAATGCGGCGAACAAGTTCTCAACCTATGACGGCCTGAAGGATGAACTGGTGAAACTGGGGATTCCCGCCGAGGAGATCGCCTTCATCCATGACGCCGACGACACCAATAAGGAGAAAAAGAAGGCGAAGCTCCGCAAACTCTTCAAG